AGCCACTGGCTCACTCAGTGCCGCGACGAACACCGCAATCAACAGTCTCTCCGGAAAAGGTTGGGAAGTTTATATTAATAATGTGCTAGTGATTCCTAACATCCTAGACTTAGCACCCGCAGCCGCTTACAGTCTCCGTTCGTTCGACGCTGACCTTGACCCGAATGTTGTTAATGTTCGACGCAGCTCTGACAACGCAACGAGTAACTTCAAGGCCTCAGAGGTTAGCGATGGGACGCTTTTGGCTTGGGTAGGCTCAGGGAACGACGGCCACGTCACCACATGGCTTGACCAAAGTCCAAACGCGAGAAACGCATTACAAATCTTCGCTTCCGACCAGCCTAAGATAGTTGAAAGTGGAACGCTAGTGACCGAGGGTGGCTTGGCGGGAATTAACTTCCACACCGAGACTTCTTATCTCTTACTTAATCACCAAAACATTAACAACCAAGCGACACTTGATTCGTATTATGTGACTAAGTCAACCGGTAACCGTTATATTTATCCTTCTTTATTAACAAATGGCTTCACGTTTGGTATGGTGGCCGACTTAGGGGGAACAGCCTCTACTTCTGACAACTACGGGTCACCAACTTACTATGCGAACGGGTCACAAATCACGGGGACAACGAGGGGTGCTATTTGGGCAGCTACATCTACCACCCAGAAACTTGTTGTTCACCAAGGTGCTAACACAACTAATTCAGCGTGGGGGATTTCTAACATGAACTTTGGAAATTACAATAATGATTCAGAATGGGGATTCACCGGCAAACTCCAAGAGATGATATTCTTCAACACTGACCAAAGCGCAAACCGCACAGGCATTGAGGCTAACATCAACGACACTTACACCATCTACTAGTTATGTATTATACNTCACAAGACAAAGAGACACTCGACGCTTACAACGCAAAGATTGTTACTGGCGAAAACTATGATGGCACTACAACAGTTNTATGGGCTAATGTGGTTGAGCATCACGAAGGTGGTATGTTTGCAATTCTTAAGCACAACGNTTACCAGCTCATCGACGGCGAAGAAGATGCCCCTACAGTTGACTCTATCTCCGACTTCTTTCCACCCTTAGAAGACCTTAACTAATGACAGACGAGACTCACAGATTCTTTAGGTTCAGCAACGAAGCTGCCTACGAGACACTTACGACCGCCGGTAACGAAGCCCGAAGTTTACCTGATGGTGACGGAACTGAACGGTGGTTAGCTCTATGGCTCGACACGTTTGTTGACCCAGAGACTAACAGCGACAGGTTGTATTGTGTTAAGAAGTCAGGCATCCTTGAGACCGACGACTTTGACCTAGAGGGCATTGAGGAAATCAACCTTGATACCTACCTACAACGACTACGCTGGGAGCCACCTATCGAAGAAGACCTAGAGCTTCTTGATGAACTAAACCTTGAACTACCGATTCACTAATGGAACTAGACCAAGAACCACTCACAGAAATCGAACAGTCACGAGCTGACACTGGGTTTCGTTATTACGTAGTGCAACCCGATGTCTACACAGGACTTGTTAGCGCAGTAGATGCTGACCGGGGCTATCCTAACAAACAAGGCACTACGATCACTGGGTTGCCGCCTGTTGAAAGCCTAGCTGAAGCCACCGACGACTCTGGACGACTTATAGCCATCGACTGCTGGAGATTTACATCCAACGATGACGCTATGTTAGAGGGGTCCGAGGGTGTCCAAGAGTTAACCCAACTAGAATTTTTATCAATCAAACCTCAACCTACTGAGGACTTATCATGAATTTCAAAACTGCTAAATCCGTATATGACTCCCTTGAAGGGAAGCGCTACCAATATCTAGATCGCTCTAGGTCATGCTCTAAGCTTACCCTTCCGTATGTCATGCCCGAAGAGGGCCACGGACCACACAGCAGACTAGACACACCTTTTCAGGGCGTTGGGGCTCGCGGAGTAAATAACCTCGCCTCTAAATTACTGTTAGCACTCCTTCCGCCTAACGCCCCGTTCTTTCGATTGAACATCGACAAATATGCCCTGGCTAACGAAGGGGCACCTGAAGAGCTTATTTCCGAGATTGAAACCAGTCTACAACAAGTCGAGGAGTCAGTCATGAGTGAGATCAGTAGGGAGGCCTACCGGACTGCCATTCATGCGGCCCTTAAGCATCTTATAGTGACTGGTAATGTGTTGTTGTATATGCCTGATGAAGGAGGCATCCGAGTGTTCCACTTGGACCGCTTTGTGGTCGATAGGGACCCAATGGGCAACGTGCTTCACATAGCCACTAAAGAGAACCTTAGCTACGATGCAGTGGACGATGAGGTCAAGGAGGCCTTAGCGAGCTCTGGAGGACAACCCACTGACGAGATCCACCTCTACACGGCTGCTTGCCGGGATGGGGATAACTTTGTGATTTACCAAGATGTCAACGGGGTCGCCTTGCCGAGCTCAGGGGGCACAGTGAAGGCTGACAAGAACCCATTCATTCCCCTTAGGTTCTCACGGATCGACGGTGAGAGTTATGGTCGTGGATACGTTGAGGAATACTTAGGTGACCTACAGTCACTTGAGGGACTCACTCGGGCCATCGTTGAGGGATCAGCGGCAGCGGCCAAGGTGATGTTCCTGGTTAATCCTAATGGCACTACACGGGCCCGGACGTTGGCTGAAAGCCCTAGTGGTGCTATCGTCCAGGGTAACGCTGCTGATGTAACAACACTACAACTAAACAAGGTGAACGACTTCAGGACCGCCCAAGCGTCGATCCAAGTGATCTCTGACCGACTCGGTTCGGCCTTCTTGCTTACCTCGGGTGTTGTGCGTAATGCTGAGCGAGTGACTGCCGAGGAGATCCGTATGCTTTCACAGGAGCTCGAGTCGGCCCTTGGAGGGTTGTATTCGTTGTTGTCAACTGAGATGCAGATGCCCTTTGTCAACAGGCTCATGGATGTCATGAAGCGCAAGAAGAAGCTACCTGCCCTCCCTAAGGACGTAGTGAGCCCCGTGATTATCACTGGGGTCGAAGCGCTAGGCCGAGGGAACGACCTACAGAAGCTTGACTTGTTCCTTGCAGGCGCAGCGCAGGTGGTAGGCCCACAAGCTGTTGCTGAGTTTGTGAATGTTGGAGAATACTTCCAGAGACGAGCAACCTCACTAGGCATAAAGACCGCTGGACTCGTTAAGAGCCAGGAAGAGATGCAAGCTGAGCAACAACAAGCCCAACAGATGGCTATGTTGCAGCAAGTAGCACCTCAGGGCATTAAGGCCCTTTCTGACCAATCTATTGAACAACAACGGCAACAAGGGGCACCTGAACCTGAATAACTAATAAATGGCCGAATTACAAACCAGCACGATGGTAAGCCCGTCAGTGCAAGAACAAGAAGCAACTGATAACACAGAAGCAATGGCCCAAGCTTGGGATGACAAGCAGGAGGCACTACAACAAGACCTTGGGGATGGCTTAGCGCCTGAGCCTGAGGAACAAGCACAGGACCGCCCTGAGTGGCTTCCTGAGAAGTTTTCAAGCCCGGAAGACATGGCGAAAGCCTATGGTGAGCTCGAGTCGAAGCTTGGTAATCCCACTGAGGAACCAACCGAGACCGAGGAACCGTCCGAGGCATTCCAATCAATCAACCAAGCCACCGAGGAGTTCATGGAAGCAGGGACACTCAGTGATGAAACCTTTAAGTCCCTGGAGGGCTCAGGGCTCCCTCGTGAGCTCGTTGAGTCGTATATAGCCGGACAACAAGCAATCGCTGAGAGTCAGACCAGTGCGGTCTATGAGATCGCAGGTGGACAAGAGAGCTACACAGCGATGGCTGAGTGGGCCACTGAGTCCCTCGATGAGGCCTCGGTAGATGCGTTCAACCAGATTGTTGAGAAGGGAACCATTGACCAAGCTAAGGTAGCAGTCCAAGGGCTCTACTCTCAGTATCAGTCGGCCAGTGGGGCGGGACCGAAGCTCGTCCAAGGGAACACCTCGGGCAATGCAGTGGCTCCGTTTGGTTCGTCCAAGCAAGTCAGTATGGCTATGCGTGACCCTCGGTATAACAATGACCCAGCGTATCGCAATGAGGTCCAACAACGCCTTGCAATCTCTGACGTCCTTTAAATCATGAGCATTATTAACTACATCATCGACAACAAAGACACCCTCATCAGCACACTTACGGCTATCGTTGCAGCAGCATCAGCTATCGCAGCGTTAACACCGACGCCTGTTGACGACGGTTGGGCAGCGAAACTCTACAAGGTTGTTGATTGGCTCGCTCTTAACGTAGGGAAAGCCAAAGATAAATGATTGGGACTGTTGTTCGATTACTCATAGCCTTCCCGTCACTGGGGAGGCTTTTTCTTTCTATAAGAGATGAATACACTAAAGAGCTTGCTAATCGCAGGCACACTAGGAATCGCCTGCTTATCAACAACTGGGTGCACGACTCTAAGGCCAAGCCGGATACCCGAAATGATCCAGAGGCTTGATGTCCATGACTTTGATACGGACGAGAAACAAACAATCTCTGCGCTCCTTCACTACATTAACTACCTAGAGAATGAGTTGTAGTGCATGGTTTGGTGGCTCAGAGATTCCTCAAGACGACCCTGAGCCGGTCTTAGCGATCTGCGTAGGGCATAGCCGTGCGGTAGACATGGGGGCTTCCTCGTGCGACAACACAACCACTGAGTGGGACTATAACCTACGAGTGGCTAAGGCAATGAAGGAGCACCTTGATGTTCCCAGTATGATAGTATGTGAGTATCAAGGAGAGAACTACTTTGATGCCATGGAGTGGTTAGGGACGTTCTTAAAGACCAAGAAGGTCAAGGCGGCCGTAGAGCTCCACTTTAACTCAGCAAGCGCGTCAGCACACGGCAGCGAGATGCTTCACTGGCACAGGTCCAGTAAGGGCAAAGAGCTCGCTGAGTGTCTACAGGAGGTTGTTGTAAATGAATTTAAAACAAGGGACAGAGGCGTTAAGCCACGGACAAAGCAAGAGCGAGGCTCGAAGTTTCTCAGGGTTACTCCATGCCCCTCAGTGATCGCTGAGCCGTTCTTCGGGTCCAATATGGACGACTGGAATCAATTTAAACTTAATCACGATAGCTTAGGCGCTGCTTTGGCTAACGGATTCAACAACTACTACCACCATGAAACGTCAAGGAGTCAGCCTCAGGAAGGAACACAAGTCTAAGAAAGGTGGCCTTACCGAGAAGGGACGGAAACGCTAAAGATTATGTATAATAAAAGTAAAGTTAAACGCAAAGGCCTCTCTATTAAGAAGAAGAAGAAGAAGTGAGCAAAATAGACAAACCATCGGTTGATGACATCGTTAAGGTGGTATTTCTTGACCACGCACAAGACTTAGGGAAGCCCCTTGTCTGCACTGTGTATGGAGTGGTGGAGTATATAGATAAAACCTCCATGAACATTTTAACATGGCACCCTACTAACAAGGAGGACCAAAGCGAGGGTGTTAACCAAACTGTATACACAATCATACGGAGCTGCGTAAGGCGGCTCAGAGTATTAATTTAAACTTTCATTGCGTCCAATAAACCCAAGGACATCAAACAATAAACCTTCAGCCTGATGCGTCAGACAACTGAGCGTTTCGTTGGTGACTAACGACTACGGACAAAATAAACAAAACAAACTATAACCAAAACTTATTATGGCACTAGATAACTATCCCTCCATTCCGGGTAAAGTGAATGGCACAGGAGCAAGAACGGCTAACAATCCGGCAAACTTTGCTGCGAACACCGCTCTGTTCCTTAAGGTATTTAGCGGTGAGATTCTTACAGCGTTTGATGAATCAAATGTTGCTAAAGACCTCATCATGACTCGCACGATTTCCAGTGGAAAGAGCGCACAGTTCCCAGTAACAGGCAAGGCAGAAGCCAAGTATCACATCCCAGGTAATGACCTACTAGGCACTGGTGATTACTTGTCTCAGATTGCGCACAACGAGAAGGTAATTAACATTGACGACATGCTCGTCGCTTCAACTCTTATCCCAAGGATTGACGAAGTTAAGAACCACTACGACCTCCGTAGCATCTACGGTAAAGAGCTCGGTAAGGCACTTGCTAAGCGTCTGGACATCCAGATCCTTAAGACAATGTTTGCTGCTGGACTTACTACCACTGCTAACGTCACTGGGGGAGACACAGGAACTCAGCTTCTTGGTGCAAACACCATGACTGCTCTTGGACTTGTTGAAGCACTCTTTGAGTGTGCTCGTTCACTTGACGAGAAGGAAGTCCCCTCAGATGGCCGTTACGCTATCCTGACTCCATTCCAATACTACAAGCTGCTTACTGCTGATAGCACAGCAATCAACAAGGACACCTCGAGTGGCTCTGCTGATGCTGCTAAAGGCACTATTCTTGAAGTTGCAGGAATCAAGCTCTACAAGAGTCCACACCTTGCTGGTGTTCAGGTTGCTGTTAGTGGGCAAGCTGGAGACGACGCAAACGTAGCTAACTCTCCGTTCTCAGGAACCGCTGTGGCTAACGACGACGCTGGTTACAACGGTGACCTTTCGGGTGTTCGCGAAACTGGAAGTGGTCAAGAGAACAACGTCGGCTTCGTTGCTGGGCACTCATCTGCTGTTGGTTGCGTTAAGCTTCTCGACCTCGCTACTGAGTCCGAGTATCTCATTGAGCGCCAGTCCACCTTGTTCGTTGCTAAGTATGCAATGGGCCTTGGTGTTCTTCGCCCTGAGTCTGCTGTTGTGGTTAACACCACTGCATCTGCTGCTAGCTAATAGCACTCATTAAATTCATGCCTCGTCCTCATTAAGTTGGGGACGGGGTATTTTTTCATTTTTACAATTATGCCACTCACTACAAAACTCGAAGCCGTCAATACGATGCTGGGTAACATTGGGGAAAGCCCGGTGACTCAAATCACTGTCACTACCTCACTGCCTATCTCTGCGGTCACCGCGATCACCGTGTTAGACGAAGTTAGTCGCGAGGTTCAGTCAGAGGGATGGCACTTCAATACGGTCAACAAACAAACACTTACTCCTAACAGCGGCAATGAGATTGTTCTCGCGGCTGACATTATGCACGTAGATACCCTAGATAACTCTAAGGACATTGTGCAACGCGGAGGTAAGTTGTTTAACCGTGAAGACAACACATTCACTTTCACAGGAGCTATTGACGTTCGGTTGATGTTCCTTTTAGATTTCACTGATCTCCCTGAACAAGCACGGAGATACATTACACTCAAAGGCTCAAGGGTCTTCCAGGCACGCACCGTCGGGTCTCAGGAGCTTGAGCAACAGATCCTACGGGATGAACTTAAAGCACGATACACCCTCGAGGAGATGGACGGCCAGGGAGCCGACAGGACCATCTTTGATAACTACGATGTTGCCTCGTGCCTTGGTATTAACCGCAACTACGATCTACTCTAATAATGCCTTTAATTAATACATCATTACCAAACCTTATTCAGGGGGTTAGCCAGCAGCCCGATGCCACTCGGTTCTCGGGACAATGCGACGAGCAGGTTAACTTCATGAGTAGTGTTGTTGATGGATTAACAAAACGGAACGGCACTAGGTTTGTTCAAAGACTAGGTGCTGCTAACCTTACCCTTTCGGGAGATAGCTTTATTCACTTTATTAACAGGAGCGAAACTGAGCGATACGTATTACTACACAATGGCACTAAGCTCTATGCTTACAATGTACTCAGCGGAGACGAAGCGAGTATTGAGGTAGATGGTGTAGTGCATACAGGAGGCTATACGACTGCTGGCACTTACCTTGATGTGTCTGCTAGTGACGAAACTGCTAGAGATGTCCTTCGAGCTACTACGGTGGTAGATGGCACGTTTGTTGTTAACAGGAACAAGATAGTAGGCATGGATGATACATCGCGTTCTAGTGTATTAGATAAAGAAGCGCTTATCTTTGTTAAGCAAGGAGACTATGTAAAAGAGTATTCTTTAGATATTGAGTATAATAGCTCATCAGTCTTGGCTGCTGGGGTAGCTTTAACATACACTAAGTTATCTGCAGGTAAACCTTTCGGTCATCTCTATAGGCTTTCGGGGGCTTCTGTGCAATCCGCAGGAGCTGGTTACAAAAATGGAGACATATACAAAATTCTTACATACCCCACTACTCATGCAGGGAAAAAGCTGCTCTCAGGGTTTATTGGAGGAGGAGGGACTGACGCAAGTTTAAAATTAACAACAAACTCCGAGTCAGGCGCTGGGGCAATATCTGCGGTAGCAATTGAAAACGCAGGGCCACTCTTATTCTTTGATAAGGCTGAGACCATAGGTTCTTCTTTTACAATTACTGTTGCCTTAGAGACTCCTTCTGGTAAGGGGATTAACGTTTCTAATAATCAAACAACGGCATCAATTAGAGTTTATTCTGAAAAATCAGATAGAGCTATCAGTGCTGACACATCCAGAATAACTGAAGTAATTGAAAAAGGGGCTGGAGTCACGGGCTACAACGCCGGCGTATCCGCTTCAACCCCTGTAGGATTTACGCACAGCACTGCGTTCCCTAACATTAACTCGTCAACGGGTAATGCTGAGTTTAGTTTAGTTCGAGAAGGAAATTTAATTATCCTCAAAAGAAGAAGTGGGAAAACTGACTTCAACATCAAAGCCAAGGACGGACTTGGAGGAGGAGCACTAGGAGTCGTCTACAAGGAAGTAGGAGCAATCACTGACCTTCCTTTGTTCGCTAAGAACGGCTTCCGAGTCAAGGTGCGTGGTGATGGTGACTTGTCTGCTGACGACTACTACGTCGAGTTTAAGACAGATGATGATGACCAAGAGATCGGAACAGGATCGTGGGTTGAGACGGTGGCCCCAGAGACTATTCAAAACTACGACACAGATACTCTTCCTTTATTCATCACAAACACGGACTTAAACAAATTCAAGATACAACCACTTAACGCTGCGCCTCGAAGCGTAGGGGATGACATAAGTAACCCGTTTGCTTCGTTTCTGGCTAAGAAAATACAGAACAGTGTGTTCTTTAAGAATCGCTTAGGGTTTGTCTGTGGTAGTAACGTAATACTTTCTGAAGCTGGGTTAGGACGAGTAAATGACAAAGGGATCTTCGAGTATAACTTTGGCAGAACAACAGTCACAACCCTCCTCGACTCAGACCCGATTGACATCATTGTCGAGTCTGACCGAGTCACGGACATTACAGCAGCGGCTGCGTCCCAAGAGAACCTTATCTTGTTCTCAACGAACGGGCAGTTTGTTCTCAAGGGTGAAGACCTACTGACCCCTAAGACGGTCTCAGTGAAGCCTATTACGAACTTCGAGTATAACAATGAGACCGACCCTGTGTCTGTCGGTTCGTATATCTATTATCCATTTGACTTAGGAAACAACACAGGCATCCGAGAGTTCTCACTGAACAAGACTACTGACGTCTACGAGTCTACGGACATCACTGAGCAAGCTCCTCGGTATATCCCTAAAGACATCACATACTTCTCGGGGTCGCTCTCAGAGAATCTATTAGGCATCCTGTCAAAGGACGAAGACCAGTCTCTTTACATGTATCGTTACTTCTTTAGCGAGAACAAGAAGGTCCTGAGCTCGTGGTTCAAGTGGGACTTTAACATGAAAATACGAGGCTTTGAGTTTATTGACTCAACGCTTTATTTGATTGTGGCTAACCCAACAACAAACATTCCCTCTATAGTTAGCATGCCTTTGAACTTTGATGGGGAAGATGAAGGCCTTGCGGCATATGCTTTAAATGGTAGTTCATTAACAACAACACTCACAACTTCCCCGGATGACGATGTCACACACTTAGACATGCGGATTCCGGCAATGATTTATAATGATCAGGTGAAGTTCCCTACGTTTACGGCAGGGAGCACTAGGCCGCTTAGAGAGAACATTAGCACATTCGTAGTTGGAGGCACATCCGTTAGCCCCTACTTAGCTACCTCTAATATTGCCGTATACACTGACAGAGGCATAAAGATACCAGTGACAGTTACTACTTCAGGAGGTGTTACTTCACTCGCAGTGACCACTACAGGAGTTTGGCCTAACAATACGTCTGTGTGGGTAGGCTATGAGTTCACAAGTTCTTACACGTTCTCTGAGCAGATCTTTAAGGGCCAAGCAGGGCAAGCACGCACACCTAACGCAGCGGCCAAGCAGTTCATTAAGAATCTATCGCTTTACCACACGAACACCTCAGACTATAAGGTCAAAGTGACGCCGGATAAACGAGCACAATATACTAACGAGTTCCCTGAGTCATTTACAGGCGCTGGGAGCTCACTACGCACTGAGCTCAAAGACGGATTCTTCAGGGCCCCCGTGTTTACCTCAAGCCAGAACGTAGAGATCAAGCTGGAAAACGATGGGGCTAAGCCTAGTAACTTCCAGTCTGCTGAGTTTGAAACCTTCCTGCACACACGGTCAAGTCGATATGGAGCCTAAGCACACCTATGGTGATTGTTCTATTGTTCAAGCAACAATGACCCATGCTAATTACCTAAAGGATCGCTTAAGGTTCCACGACGCACTCGAGTGTGAGCTTTTGGGACATACCCCTAAGGAAGCGCTGAGCCTGGCACTGTCGCTTGACTACAAGACCTACACGGCACTCGGGCCGGACAAAGAGCCGTTCGCTATGTTCGGATCAGGGAAGTCTGAGGATGGTGGTTATATATGGATGCTTGGAACACCAGCCGTCACCAAGCACAAGAAGCATTTCGTTCAGGCATCCCGAGCCTGGGTCCAATACCTTTCCAAGCCCTTTGGGATTACCTCTAACGTGGTCCTCAAAGACAACAAACAAGCCATACGCTGGCTGAAGTTTTGTGGCGCTAAGTTTCTACAAGAGGTAGAGATCTCGTCACATTCATTTTACGAATTTATCATTACAACAAACTAGACTAATATGTGTTTACCAGTATTCGGAGCAGTCGGACAAGCCCTTCTAGGAGGAGCCGCTTCATCCTCTGTGGCTACCGCAGCAGGGGCCATGTCGCTCCTTGGGCCACTTGCTCAGGGCATGCTTACAATTGGTGCTCAGGGCCAACAGGCTTCGATGCAGGCCGAGGCTCAGAAACGTGCTACGATTGCTGAGAATGCTCGATACAGTCAGCAGGTATCTGCGATGCGTAAACAACAAGCCACTGAGTCGCTAAGGCTCGCTCAGGAGGTCTCAGCGGCCAACCGGGCAAGCATGGAGGCAATGGCTCGTAAGGAAGTGGCAGCCGCCGAGGGAGGCATAAGCCTTGGGTCTGCAAGTTTCCTTGCGGAGATGAGAGACCTCGAGAGGCAGGTAGGTGAGCACAACTATGCGATCCAACAAAATCAATACCTGGCTGATCAAGCTTACAATATGCGAGCTCGGGACCTTGGACTTCAAACACAACAGAACTACATCAACATCAACAAGCCTATCGCTACTCCTAATGTCCTTGGGACAATGCTAGGGGCAGCCACGACGAGCCTTGGGAATTTTTCAGACGCTAAGCAACTACAGGCCCGTCAACTTCCTTCAGCTCCTAAAACACCTACTAATCAATGAAACGCAGAGATTTATTTACCACCCCAGACCGTGAGCAGGTGCCATTCAACTTGAGCGCCCCTGCGATCACAGGGAAACCCTTTCAGGCAGGGCAGTATTCGGTGGCAGTTCAAGCCCCCGTGCCTGCCTCACAGACGTCTCTGGGGAAACTAGCAGCAACGCTAGGGCAGATAAATCCAGCAATCAAAGCATATGGCCAAGCAGAGCAAGCCACAACAGACCTCCAAAAGACTATGTTTGGGCTCGACTTTGCTCAGATGACTGAGAAGGAGAAGGACTTAGCAGCACAAAGACTTAAGAGCGAAGAGAAGTTCAACAGTAAGCTACGCGGCGAAGGCTACGAGCTTAACCCAGTCGCAGAGATATACGCTAAGGAACTCATAGGGGCTGATAAGTCTGATGAGTATATGGCTTTTATTGAGGAGAACAAAGCTCAGTATATTGAAGATCAAGTAATTATTAAAGGCGTTAAACCAAGCCCAATGCAGATCAATGAGTTTGTTGAGGGACTCACCACAGAATTCAAGAAGGCTAACCAAGACACAATGTCTGACCCGCTAATGCTCTCTGGGTTTATGCGAAGCACAGCAGACTACCGTAACCGGGCAAGCGTTCAGATCGCAAAGGAAGCTTCGGACAGCCACAAGAACGGAGTGCTTATCCCTCAGGCAGCTAAGGCGCTAAATAGAGTTTCAAAGCTTTCAGATATGTCCGTTCCTACTCTTGATGGCGTTGCCGCGTCAATGAGCACACAAGAACGGAATGCTAGGTATCAAGAAGCTTGGACAAAAACCGGACCACTTACCGCTGCTGACCAGAAGCTAGTCTTACAAAGTTGGCTAAACTCAATGAAGCCAGGACTAGCGCAGGTAAAACTTGAGCAGTTGGCTGAGTCGGGCATCAAGGTAGGCAATGAGCCCCTTAGGTCTTATGATCCTATTGGGGACAGTTACTACAACAACCTACAAGATGAGCTTGAGGATAAGGCACTCACAGAAAGGCAAGAGGACATAAAAGAAGATAATCTAATTAAGAATGAAGCATTCAATCAATATAAAGAGACCTTCCAGTCCGAAGAGTATCGAGACCTTTCTTATGAAGAAAAGAAAGAATTTGAAGAAGACTTAAAAAGGGAAATCGAAGGCATACCGGATAAAACCGAAAGAAGAAGAAAAACGGCTGGCTTGGATCTAGCAATCAAAGAGCAAACCACTAAAAGGGATAAAGATGTTTTCCTTATTGGAAAGATGGCTATTGAATCAGATTCATCTAACATGCGATCTTTTGGAGGCCAAGCTTTGGGTGAAGTTAGTGAGTTTGTTGATGAATACATCAAAAATAATGACATAAAAAAAGAGAACCCTATTTACAATGTAATTAAAAAATATGTAGACATTCAAGAAAATGCATTAGCCCAGGACCAAAGCAATAGATTTAGAGTAGGAAGTCCTCAGTATAAAACTGTTGAGTTACTGGGGGACTTCAGGAGGGAACTCAGTGTATTTAAAGAGAAATTAGCTGAGAGATTGGTTGATGCGCGTGAGGGAGAATCAATCAGGATAGAAGGTAAAAGCTATGAGATCTCTAAGGAGAATACCTTAATATCTAAGCAAGAAATCTTTGATATCGTATTACTAGAGGAGCGAGGAAGAGTCCTTGAAGAAATTACTACTAAGTTTAAAGAATTAATAGAAGAGAATAAGACTGAACTAGATTCGAGGGACGAAGTAGTCCAGCAAAAGGATGAAAGGGCTAAGAGCGTAAAGGACCTCAAAGGTGCTAACTTGTTAGCGAATGAGGAGCTTGGAATTATAAGGATGCCCAATGGTGAACTCCCTCGTCAGAAGGGATACCACCGACGCTTCAAGGACAAGAATGTTTATATTGGTGGAAATGCCTTTCAAAAAATAGGACCTGAATTATCTATTGCGACATCAGGCTTCGGCTGGCTTTCTAAAACATTTGCCGACGGGAGATCAGCTCCATTGACCCATTCTCATTTGGATGCTTTTGAATCAGGACTAGCAACAGGGGCTTACCTCCTTCCAGATAAAGAAGGGAAACCTTTTATCACTAAGGACGGAGAGAAAGTCATAAGGATGATGCCTGACTCAAACGATGCTCCTCTTTTGTTTGCAAACATTAGGGAGAACTACAAAAACCTCAAGCCGCACCTTTTGTCTGATTTTAATCATTTCCAAGAATTAGTTAATATCGATGGGCACAAGGACGACAAAGACAATTTAGAGAATACAGGAAATGCTATTCTGAAAAGTAGGAGATTTGTAGGGTTCAGTCCCTCAGAAGCCAGTAATGCGATTGAAAAAGGCGTTATTTCTGAAGGAGTTAATATTATGCAAAATACCTCAAATGGGGCCTCTTACTTTGAGGATGAATTACTAGGTCAGAACCCAGAAGGGCGAGCTTTTACTATTATTAATTATGATGATAAAGAGGAATTACAAGGGATAGCTAATAAGCTTGGAGTTTCTGTAGATACCTTAGATGACGCCCAGCAAAAAGCGCGGCAATACTATACCGGTAAAATGCTACCTAACATGATAAGAGATCTTCAACAGACAATTGAAAGGGAAGACAAACCTCTTAGGGAAACTATAGGAACCCAGCCCGAACGTAAGGCTCCATTTAAAATACCTACAGTCCCAAGCCTGGGGGACCTCAAAGTAGACACAAAAGTATCTGCAATAGAAGAACAAGAAGGACCACCAGAACCCGAGGACGTTAAAGTAGGCACAAGAATATCTACAACAGAACAACTACAGTTACCTCTAGAACAACAGGGGGCTACTAACACACTAACTATTCCCAAAGACAGTAAGATAGGGAAACCTATCCAGAACTTAAAATCTTCTTTTGAGAAGGCAGGCGCTAAGTATAATGTTGACCCGGCGTTCCTGATGGCAATAGCAATCATGGAGACGGGGCATGGAAAATCTAGTGCATTTAGAAACAAAAGGAATGCAATGGGGGTGACTGATGGGGAACTCGTAAGGACCTTTCCGAAGGTTGAGGACTCTATTAACCACATGGCTAAGACACTGGCTAATCCTAACGGACCATACAAGGGCCTGACTACTGTAGATGAAATAGCAACAAAATATTCCCCCGTAGGCGCTGATAATGACGTTAATGAGACTAACGCACAGTGGCCTAAAATAGTCAAGAAACTGATGAAACAACTTAATCGAGGAGACGTGGACAAGCTAAATGTAGTCAACCGCCTTCCTCAAATACCTTAATACATACTAAAAACAAACATGGCTATAGATCCTACTTTACTTGACCCTTTGTTATCTCAAGGGGCACGCTCACTGGACGATGAAACCCCAGAGCAGGAGTTCTTTACTTTATCAGACACACTTGCAGCACCCTTTCGAGGTGTTGAGGGAGGCGTCAAAGGACTATACGACTTCGCTGATTTCGTGGTGGGTGATATGCTTCCCGACTACGACACCCGATTACTTGGCACCTCCAATACAATGGCGGGTGGTTTCATAGAAGGAATGGCACAGTTCGCTACAGGGTTTGTTCCTGGTGTAGGTGTATTAGGGAAAGTCGGACGTTTAGCTAACGCCAGGAAGTATTTAGGAGTAGACGTGGCTAACAAAATTGCTCGAGGAGGGAAATTGTCCCACCAAGAAGCCCGGAAGCTTGCTCAAAATACCAAGTTAAGACGCTTCGGCAATGGATTGTCCGCGGGGGTGGCAACTGACTTCTTAATGTTTGACGCCCAAGAAGAACGCCTAAGTAACCTGTTGTATCAATACCCAGACCTACAGAACCCAGTCACAGAGTATCTCCAAGCGTCTGATGAAGATGGGGAGCTTGAAGGGCGCTTTAAGAACGCCTTAGAGGGAGTCTTTATTGAGGCAGGAGTAGGGGCTATCCTTGCTCCGTTTATCTCTGGGGTGAAGATGATTAAGAACCGTAACAAAAAGATTGCGGAAGGAAAATCTCCAGAAGACGCTGTGGATGAGGCGATTGCAGAGGGAAGTGAGGATGCCGTTAAGTTTGATTATGGGAAGCTTGATGACCCCCTAACAGGCATTAAAGGGCAGTCAGCAACGAAAGCTACTCCAGAGGAGATGGAGGAATTCATAACAGAGAAGGGACTAAAACTAGATGACTTCATTATTGATGAGACTACGGGGCGATTAGATTTCGCTACAGCAGGCGCAGGAGGGCGCAAAGCTAGTCCTGAAGATGTATATAATTATATAACAAAATCGAGTAATGATGACTCTGCTGTAATTGAACTTAGTAAGTTTAAAGTAGAGGGAGAAACAGGGTCTTTAGGGTTTGTTGATAGATTAATTTCATCAATAGATGAGACTAAAGGCACATATAACGCAGACACAATAAACCAAGTTAATGTATTAAAAACATTAAGAGATAGGTTTGGAGATACTTTAGAAAAGGTTGAGATAGAAGTAGGAAAAGAAGGAAGGGCGTATTACTCCCCTAATGCTGTATCCTCACGGAACGAATATAACTCTAATGTTCAACTTTATGACAATGATAAGTTATCAACAGTAGTTCATGAGTATATTCACTCTCTTTCTACTGATATTATTTATAAGAATTTTTACGTTAGAGACGCAAAAGGGAAAGCTGTTAAAGGCTCTGCATACTTAGACGAACTAAGAAAACTAGTAAAAACAGGTGAGAATACGAAGGGAGAGCAAGTCCCTGCTTCACTTCGAGAGCTAGGAGACCTTTACTTAACGGCGGTTGATCGACTGGGACAATCAGCACTATTACGTAAGGGAGGCAAGAAAGGGGCTGCGGGAGTCCCTGATGAGGTTATGGGTAAAGGTGCTCAATATGGTCTTGGTAATATCCATGAGTTTATCACTCAGGCTTTCATGGACCCTCAGTTCCAACGGGAACTAGCTTCAATCACAATCACTAAAGGCAAGAAACCTGCTACTGTTTATACAAAGTTTAAGGAGTTAATTGCTAAGATACTTGGCTTTAAACCTCAAGAATCCTCTATGCTCGATGAGGTGTTGTCTGTTAGTAATTCAGTATTTAAGGACAACCAAACCTTTAGAATGTCAGGGAAAAACCCTGAGACAGTATCAGGAAGGTATACTCCTATAGATGCCTATGATGAGATAAGTAGGCTTGAACAGATGAGCATGGCGGGGGCAGGTGCTAAACTTGAAAAGGGCTTAGGGTTCTTGATGAATGCTGCTACCAAGTATAAGGTTAAGATTAACAAAGAGTTTGCAAAGCAAGTTAAAGAACTTAGCGGGACTGACCTTTATCGAGGAGTTTCTGAAGGTAAACTAGAAGAAGCATTTAAAAAAGCTGGAGTATCTTTTGAAGATAGCAAAGCTATGATGCGGGAGGTAGATAAAGTATTTAATAGCACAATACGAAAAGCAAGGGACGCTCGTGAAGATTCTGTCAAAGCTAATGTTATCAAATTTGATGATAAGGTTAACATCGACAATTATCAGTTTAAGGCTACTAAGTATAAAAGCGGGACCAAGAAGTCCGGGCTTAAAGAATATGATTCGTTTGAAGTCAAAGTTATTTCTCCAAATGGTGACGTTATAAATACCTATAGACGCAAAGCTGTATCTGAAGAAACAGCAATAGGATTTGCAATGACGAAAACAAGAGAGGATGCGTTTGGCAAAAACAAGAAACAAATTATCACTCAAGTTCGAAATGGTAAGTTCTTAAGGCAAGCAGCTTCTGATGCCAATATCACCTTAGACATCAAGGAGATAAAAGAGGGCAACGGGCGTCCTGACCATGTCGAGGTAACCTTCCTGGATGCTTCTCAGAAAGAAATTAACTTAAGGAATCTCCCAGATAACATACAGAGGGAAGCAGAGTTATACCTAAAAGCTCGTGGAGGAAAAGTCAAAGCGGTTAACCCACAAGACGAAGTCCCTATTGGTCGTGTTGTTGATAAAAATGGCAACCCAATGGACCCGGCAACGAGTGACCCGGAAGCTTATGAAGATGCACTAACAGACGTAATTAAACGTGCGCTTAAAGATGCAGGACCAGGGGGAGGCGTTGATGCAATTAAAGGAGTCATACGGACTATATCTGAAGAGAAAGACTTCATCACAATTGCAAGGGCCCTCGCTGGGGAACAGATAGAGTTCCTTAGTAAGGAAGGTAAGATTCCTAAAACATCAGCGGATGAGTTACTTAATCCCAAGCAAAGTGTAGAGAGAATCAACGCGGAGCTTAGTGATGCCTTTGGGGTAAATCCTCATAATGTGCAGAAGATGGTAAAAGAGCTTGAGGCTAAAGGGGAAAAGCTTGAAGGAGTCTTTGATGAGATGCTTAAGGACCAACTTGCAATCAAGATGCTTAACAACATCGTTGGGGAGAATGTGCACAACTTAGCTAAGGAGGCCAGTGATCTCCTTAAGAAAACTCAGAAGAATGCAGACCCGGAACTCTTAGACATGTATGATGCTAAGTATGCTCAGGTGCTTCAACAGATGGAGTTAATGGTCAGCACTCAGCGTCTATGGGGGCTGTATGGTCGTTACCCTTCTTTAGCAATGCTTCAGCGTAAGTTTATTTATGGAGATGTTAAGTCTAAGAGGTTTGATAGCTCACTACAACAACTACAAGAGCAAAGCATGGAGGCGATTCAGTCTTACAAAGCAGATCGCCGTGGTAGCATGGGCCAACAGAAGCTACTACAACTAATTCTTACAGCACGCACTGCTGATGGGATCGAAGCGGGACTCAACAAGATTGCTAAGGAGTCTATGGGTAAACGTATGTTTGATGTTGTTCGTGAGTATTGGATCAACTCGTTGCTCTCTGGTATCTCTACCTTTAACATCAACATGATTGGTTCAGCGATTACCTATGGCCTTCGGACCTTAGAGCGGGCAGGAGGTGCTGCATTAACTGGAGACTTTGAGCTTGCTAGGGCAACCCTTCGCTACGCCTTTGACACTAACGCAATCATGGATTCATTTGACCTTGCTGTGCGTGCTGCAAAGTCTGGGGAGGCAATCAGTATTCCTAACTCAAGGCAGTTCGATGATGCTAAAGATAGCATGAACGCAATCCAATCAGACCGCGAAGGTGCCTTTGGGTCTGCTATAAACACCATCGGAACTATTGTAAGGCTTCCTTCACGGGGACTTCTAACGGGTGACGAATTGTTCAAGGCGATGTCTTACAGAAGCTATGTGATGACTGAGTTAGCCCTTAAAGGTAAAGCAAAGGGCCTGTCAGGAAACCAACTTGGCGAGTATGTTCAAAAGGGAGTCAACGCACACATTACCGAGACCGGACGTGTCTTTAACGAGAAGAATCTGGTGATGACTGCTAAAGAATTAGCGGACAAGAAAAACCTAAGGTTCTCAGAAAGGGAGACTTTTGTTACTAACTACATCAAAAAACAGAAAGAAGAGAAACGCTTCATTACTGATGATGGGGTAGAAGTTGACTATGGAAACCGAGGAGCGCTTTCAGCCCGTGCTGAGCAAGGCGCAAAGATTAACACCCACACCCAAGATTCAGAAAACAGTATTGTTAAGGGGCTCTCAAATATCATTGTGCAGAACCCCTGGATGACCGCTATCGTTCCGTTTGTAAGAACACCTACCAACATCCTTTCGTTTGGTGTTGAGCGCTCTCCGTTTGGTCTTCCTATGCACTTTACGCGGATGATGAGCTCTAAGTATAGAGAGGGATTAGCCAAAGGAACTCGCACAGAACGCGCAGAGATCCGAGGGAAAATGGCTATGTCCGTGGCAACAACCGCATCATTAATCTATGTGCTCGCCAGTCAGGACTCCTCAAAGATGATTAGTGGTTATGGTCCTCGTGAAAAGAATGCACGGAAGGCTTGGGAACTAGACAACCAACCTTACTCAATCAAGATAGGGGACAGGATTCACAGCTACCAACGCTTAGACCCAATGGCGACTATGCTAGGGATTGTTGCCGACATCAACGAAGGACTCGAGTATAACGAGTTTGATGAGAAAGACATGGGAACAATCTTCGGAGTGTTGGCCCTTGCATTCTCAAACAACATTACCAACAAGTCTTATGTCCAAGGAATTGATAACCTATTTAAGGTGCTTAAAGATCCGGTAAATAACACTGAAAGGTTTATTGGCAGCATTGCAGGTGGGTTTGTTCCTAACTTTGCAAACCAAACCATGAACGTCCAAGAAGACAGGCCTCTACGAGAAGTCAGAGGAATCATGGATTACATGATTAAACGAACACCAGGACTAGAAGGGAAGCTACCACCACGATATAACTTCTTAGGGGACGTTGAGACCCTTGAGTCTTCAGGAGGATTTAAAGGGCTGGTTGATCCCATTTACTCAAAAGATGCCGCAAAGAACATCGTAGATTATGAGTTAGGTAATCTTGGAGTTGGCTTTGGGAAACCAGCAACCAAACTCAGACAAGGCTTTGAGGATTTAGAAATGAGGGACTACTACAACCCGGAAACAAAACAACAAGCTTATGCAAGGCTAATGGAACTTGTAGGGACCAAGAAACTTGGAGGGAAAACTCTAAGAGATCGTCTTGCGATGATGTTCAAGGACAAACGATATCAGGCGATGCCCGATGCAGACCCGAGGGACCCAACGGCATCTTCAAGCCCGAAAGCAAAAGCAATCAGAAGGTTACTCAGCGCCTACAATGCAGCGGCTAAACAACAAGTCCTGGAAGAAAACCCAGAGCTATACCAGCGCTACGTTGACTCTTACAAAGCCCAGTAACATGAACTCAACATACATGCCGTCATTCATTGGATTCACCGGACTCCTTGGGACCCTTACCCTCGAGAGTGTTAACGATGTTGTTGCTATCTGTGTAGGCCTAGCAACCCTGACTTACCTTGCTATCAAAATCATTAAGGAAATTAAATAATATGGATAAATCAGATAAACTATACGAACTCCAGGACCTCCTCATCGACGAGTTCTTGATGCGCGTTAAGTCAGGAGAGGCAACAACCGCAGACCTATCGACGGTCCGACAGTTTCTCAAAGATAACAACGTGAGTGCTGTGGCCACCGATACCTCGCCACTACACGAACTGGTAAACGCACTGCCATTCCATGATGATAATGTAGACCGAATCGTAGACATGACGTCCAATGGCTAGAAATTACAAGAACGAATACAACTCCTACCACGCCAATCCGACCCAGAAGAAACGCAGGGCCGGACGCAACGCTGCACGAAGGTTGATGATTAAAAAGGTAGGCAGGAATACTTTGAAGGGGAAAGACGTTGATCATAAAGACAGGAACCCCAACAACAACACACGAGCAAACTTGAGGATTCAATCAAAAAGGAGAAATCGCTCACGAAATGGCTGATATAAAACAAAAAGCAACACAGCTTAAAGACTTCCGTAACTTCCTCTACCTCGTATGGAAGCAACTAAACCTACCTGACCCTACTAAAATTCAATATGAGATCGCGGATTACATGCAGCACGGAGACAAGCGAGCAGTTATTCAAGGCTTTCGAGGCGTTGGAAAGAGTTGGATCTGCTCTGCTTACGTTGTCCACCAGTTGCTCCTCGATCCCTCAAAGAATATACTTGTTGTCTCTGCTTCAAAAACTCGAGCAGATGACTTCTCAACTTTTACTCTTAGGCTTATCCATGAGATGCCCCTACTTAAGCACCTCATCCCCCAAGACAAACAACGATTCAGTAAGATCTCATTCGACGTCGGTCCAGCCCCAGCGGCCCACGCGCCGTCCGTCAAGTCCCTGGGTATCACATCTCAACTGACAGGGTCTCGTGCAGACATTATTGTTGCTGATGACGTAGAGGTCCCAAACAACTCGGCGACCCAGATGATGCGAGACAAGCTCGGCGAACAAGTCAAAGAGTTCGATGCGATCCTTAAGCCCCTCGATGACGCCAAGGTAATCTTTCTAGGAACACCACAATGCGAAGACACAATATACAGACAGCTAACCGAGCGGGGCTACCAGACACGCATCTGGCCTGCTCAGTATGTCACCCCAGACCAAAGCACTAAGCGTTACGATGGGCACATCGCTGATTGTTGTGTTGATATAGAACAAAAAGGAAGGTCCACAGAGCCACTACGGTTCTCTGATGTTGACCTTGCTGAACGTAAAGTATCCTACGGCTCTGCCGGGTATGCTCTTCAATTTATGCTCGATTCTAATCTTAGTGACGTCGAGAAGTATCCGCTCAAGCTTGCGGACCTTATCGTTATGTCCCTCGACAACGAACTGGCCCCAGAGCGCCTAGTGTGGGCGCGAGACCCAGAGCTCGAGTGGGACGGATCAATACCTAACGTAGGGATGACCGGAGACAGATTCTATCGCCCCATGAAGGTGCTTGGCGAACACGTTAAGTATACCGGGAGCGTCATGTCAATCGACCCGTCAGGACGAGGCAAAGACGAGACAGGCTATGCAGTCGTTAAGATGCTCAACGGATTCCTGTATGTCACGGCGGCTGGAGGGGTCCAAGGGGGATACTCTGAGGAAACCCTTAAGTTCCTTTCGATGACCGCTAAAGAACACAAGGTCAACGAGATCGTCGTGGAGAGTAACTTCGGGGATGGTATGTTTGTTGAACTACTAAAACCAATACTTCGCAAGGTCCATCCGTGCACCATTGAGGAAGTGAGGCACAGCACCCAGAAAGAACGAAGGATCATTGATACCCTCGAGCCAGTGATGACAGGCCATAAGCTTGTGGTTGACCCGAAGGTCATCCAGAACGACTACGAGACGACTCAGAGCTATCCTAAAGACCACGCGTTAAAATACCAGTTGATCTACCAGATGACTCGTATAACTCGTGACAGGGGCGCTGTGACGCATGACGACCGCTTAGACGCGCTTGCGATGGCAGTTGGATACTGGGCCGCCCAAATGGCCCAAGACGCGTCAGAACGCATCCTAGAGCGAAAGGAGGACGATCTTAAGATGGAGCTACAAAAGTATGCAGAGGCATATTATAAAACACGAAAAGGAAGTGAAAACATCCTCACTTGGTAATTGTTGTAAATGATTCATTATAAATGACTTAAATCAATGATCGTATAGGGAGAATAAAAAAGACTATTGACAAGGGTTAATTTCTCTCTTTAAGTACTCTTAGAGATGACTAAGAGACTAGTATATTATAGATTTAACCATTAAGAACAATATCTCTTAGATATCTTTAAGATACTCTAAGTAACTTTAAGTATGCCTGATGACCCTCTCGACTCACTCAAAGCCACTCTAGGCGAACATTACGAGAACTATGTGGTTGTTGTGGCTGACACCAGGCACCAGTGCAGAGTCATTTACGACAATTCATTCGCAGCCAAAGGACTGCTCAATGTCGGACTAAATATTGTTGACGAATCCTTCAATTCATATATAGATGGCCCCGAGATTGACTTCGGGTCTTCATCAAAGACTGACGAAGAGTAACTTTAAGTTGATCTTATGCTCTATATTTGCATTGTGTTGTTCATTAGGCAGGGCTCTTAGTAATCGCTAGGGGCCCTGTTCTATTTTTCACAAAAAAGTCTGAGAGGGTTATATATACGGAGAGTTTGCCGCGTCACCCCGTAGGGCCTCGGCGCAGGCTCAGCGAATCGAAGCGCGAACTTGGGGACATCTTCACGCCAGGCGGGCGAGCTCGAAGGAGCGCAAAGAGATCAAGGGGGGCCTAGGGGACAGCGAAGAGAATCAACAAGCGATCGATTGGCCAGCGCTGAGCCGGTCGCGTGTGTGCGTGTGAGTGTGTGTGGGTGTTTTTACGTTTTAAAGCTCAGCGATTCCTTAGCGATTTCTCTTCACACGCAACAAGTCACACCAAGCTTCACCAAGTCACACCGAGTCACACCGAGTCACACCAAGCTTCACCAAGCCAACTCAAAACACCCGAAAGAAAGTTTAAAGTTTTTCTTGCAAGAATCAAAACGGACTGATAGTAATCTCTCTACTGGTCCAATTGGGCTAGCTAACAAGATAAAAAGAACAAATGAACTACAAGACATTAAAAGAACTCGTCGCTATCTTTAACAGCCTTCCGGGCTTTGAGAATTACGGATACGCAAACGAAACCGTCAGAGATTACAATCGAGACGAAGATGGGAAGATCAAAGAGATTATTTTCCCGTGTGGATACTTAAAGAGAACGGTATCTAATAAGTATGAAGAGAAACAGACAGCTTGGGTCCTTGGGTATGATTCAAATATTCTTGGTGTTTTCATCGTTGAGTAATCAACAACAACAAGAACGAACCAATGAACGAAAGAGAATACTTAGCGGAACAAGTCGGACTCCTTTGGATGCTGACCGGGGGAGAGATTAAAGGGGTGGAGATTTACTCCAAGCTGACAGACATTCCCTCGAGGTTTTTTGAGA